TGACGGCGCAGGACAACCTGCTGGTGCTGACCGACAGCAAGAACGGCCAGCCGCGCATCATCCCCGCGCACCCGCGCATCCGCCACCTGCTCAAGCACCTACCCCTGACGGGCCACAAACGCGGCGTCCAGGCCGCCTGGAGCCGCGCCGCGGCCAAGGTAGGGCTGGGGGACGTGCGCTTTCACGATCTGCGCCACAGCGCGGCCAGCGAAATGGCCAACGCGGGCGTGCCACTTTTCACCGTGGGCCAGGTTTTGGGCCACAAAAGCCCGGTCAGCACCCAGCGCTACGCGCACCTGTATGCCGACACCCTGGCGGCCGCTGTGAGCCAAATTGGCCGCAAGCGGGCCTGACTTGGGAGGATTTCCCCACAGTGCCTGCTGCTGAGGCCCCTTAGCGTTACTTGAGAAAAGCGCGCTAAGTTGTTGATTTTGGCGGAAAGGGAGGGATTCGAACCCTCGGTACTGGAGAACCAGTACGCCGGATTTCGAATCCTATGCGACACCCGCGCTACGAGGTACGCGCCCTGGGGAAATGGGCGCAAAACAGGCGTTTGAAGGGGGTAGTTGGGCAGAATTCCCCACAGTCGGGGCTCATTGAGTGAGCCACTGATACGCCCGCTGACAAGCCGCCCCGGCAGTACCCCTTGCATCCGCTACCGCAGCAAGCTCTCGACCAGCCGCTTCCAGCCGTCCGAGCACGTCGGCGAGCATAGCGGCGGGGCTGGGGATTGGTGGGCTGCTGGGGGTAGGGGCGGGATCTGCGGGGGTGGGGGCGGGGCAGGCGGCAGTGGCGGCGAGCTGCTGGGCGCGGTGGCGCAGGCCGTCACCAGCAATGCGGCCAGTAGCGCGGGCAGCGTCCAGGGCGCGGGCTTGGGTTTCGGCGTCACGGGCAATCTCCTGGTGCTTGTTGATCCATGCTTGCTCGATGCTGCGATAGGCGGCGGCGGCGCTGGCGCTGGCGGCCACGGCCTGGGCGCGGTCTTCGGCGGCCAGGCGGCGCTGGGCCTGGATCTCTGTGCGCAGATCGTCGGCGGTGAGCTGCGCGCGCTGCAGGCGCCAGGTTTGCACGCCGGCCAGGGCCAGCGACACCAGGATGCAAGCCAGCAGGGCGCGGGTCACGGGCGGCCTTCGCACATGGCGCGCTCAGTGGCGCGGCGCTTGGGCAGGCCGCCGCAGCGGTGGGCGGGGTCGCGGCAGTCGCGCCCCTGGAAGTAGACCCAGCGGTCGAACTCGGCGCAGGCCTGGGCGTGCTGGCCGGCGTTGTGCAGGCGCACCATGGTGCTGCGGCACACGGCATCGGCGCCTACGTTGTAGGCCAGGCTGACCAGGCTGTCGAATTCGCCTTGCGTCAGCGGCGCGGTGACGCAGCGGTGCAGCGCGGTTTCGCCTTTGCGCACTTCGCGCAGGGTGAGGGCCAGGGCCTGGGGTGGGCGGATGGTGTCGCCGATCTGCACGGGCGAGCCGTCAGGCCGCCAGGTGCTGCCGAAGCCGTAGGTGGGGCGGTCAGTGGGCAGGGGGCGGACGGCCTGGTCGGTATAGCCCTCGTCCTGCGTCAGCGCCACCAGGCCGGCGGCGCTGAGAGTGAGGGCTGCGGCCAGGAGGCGGGGGTGTTTCATGCCGGGGTGGGCCAGACGAGGGGCGGCAGCTCAGGCTCGATGTCGGCAAAGCCCGTTGGCATGGGGCGAGTTCCGGCCTGCACCTCGGCCAGCATGTCGTACAGCTTGGCCCAGGTCTCGGCCCGAGCGTCGCGGCAGTAGGTGCCCTCCTGCGAGAACTTGGGCACCGAGCAGCCGGCGTAGTCGCTGGCGCTCTTGATGTCGTCGTAGTTGCGCTCGCGGGCGAAGGTGTCCAGGCGGGCCTGGGTGGCAGCGACGATGTCGACCTTGACTCGTTGGGTTTGCGCTTGTTGGTTTGCTGCCGCTTGCTCGGCTGAGAGCGCCACCACCTCCCAGCGCTGCCGCCAAGTGCCTGCCACGATCGCGGGGGGAAGTTCTCGCGCCCTCTCACCGATGGTGTCAAAGTCAGGCATGGGCGTGGGCGCGACCCACTCATACGGCTCAGGGGGGGTGAATGGCTGGCCAAATGAGGTGTTGGGCAGATGTGCGCGGATGTCTGCCTCGAAAAGCGGGTATTGGTTTGTGACGGTGTTGATCCACATGGTCTGGGTCCTCAAGCAATGGCCAGGTACAAGTAGGTGGCCCCACTGACGTTGATGTTGGTGGCGGCGAGCTGGTTGACAATGAAGCCGACGCTGGATGCGTCCACACTGTCGTCGGACGAGACCTCGGCTGCTGAGGAGTTCATGCTCAGGCGTGGATCAGCACCCGCAACGATGCCGCGAGCGGTGTCCCAGACATACCAGTCGCCCGTGGCGTTTGTGCGCTTGATGAGCACGAAGCGGGCCCCGGCCGAGAAGCCGCAGTTGATGGTTTGCGACGCTCCGTTGCCGGTATACAGGCCAACCTTGGACACGCCGGCCAGCGTGGCAAACAGATAGGCGACGAAGGTGTCGCCGTTGTTGTTGGTCGAGCTGCTGGTGCCCACCGAAAACACGGTGGAGGTTGGCGCCGTGCTGGCCCATGCTGTGGCGTCGGTGGCCACCGCCGCGCCGCTGCTGGTGGCAAACAACGCAAGGCGCTGCGTGGCCGCAAGGCCCGAGGCGTACACCGCGCCGTCGTAAACCGTGCTGCGGCATTTCACGATCATCAGCTCGGGCACCGCGCCGAGCGTGTGCGCCTCGGTTTTGGCGGCGCCGGTGCCGGTGTAGCAGACAACATCAAAAAATCTTGGGGCGCGCCGCAAACCATAGGCCAGCACGTTTTGGCCTGTGGTGCCGTTTATGTTTCCAACCGTATCGGTGACAACGACGCCATCGAGCTTGTCAAAAGCGATTGTCTGCGTCAAAGACTGCAATTCACCTGCTGCAGCGTTAGAGGTCAACCCGCTTGCACTTGTCTGGCCACCCCTTAGCCTGTCAATCAGGTAAAACTTATTGACAACAGCATTTCTGACTGCTGAAAAGTATGCGTCTACGGTTATCCCGAGATTGACGACTGAACTGGACGCAATTCCAGGCGATGTGTGCAGCTCATGGGCAAAAACGGAAAGTCCTGACAGCGGTGGTTTTCTTGGACGCCTGATTGCGACGTAGTGATATACCACGCCAGACTGGTTGTAGTTGATGTGCGTGCCAATGACTCCAAAACCGGTTGGCCTTGCCGCTATTTGTTGGGATGTGCTGACTTCAGTTTGATAGCTGTCTGCCGCAGAAAATCTTGTATTCGTGTGGCTCATGCCACGCAGAACGTCGGTAATCGTGCAGGCGTAACCTCCAGCGCCGCCGCCGTTGGGCTTGACCAGCAGAAACTGCGGCTCCCAGCCCAAGGTTACCGCTGGCCCGCTCGAGCTGCCGTTGCCTGTGTAGCTGCCACACTGAATTACGCCTTCTGCCGTTGCATCATGGGCGAACAGGTAGGCCACATAGGTGGCGCCAGACGCGTTGCTTTCATTGTTTGCCCCAACCGAAAACACCTCCGCTGTTGGCGCTGTGTTGTTCCAGATGGAGGATGACGCCTGTGCGGCCTGCCGTCCGTTGATGTCAAAGAAGTTGCCCGCACCAGCGCTTCGGTGGAAAGCGTAGAAATTGTCAAAAGGCGACGACGTTCTTTTGACCAGCACAAAGCCTGGCGCAACGCCTAGCTGGTGCGGTATGGTGCGCGCGCTGCCGTTGCCTGTGTACGTGACAATGTCGAAAAACTTGAGCGCGCGCCGAAATGTCCAAGACGCGTAAGACTCGCTGACCAGGTTGAACAACAGATTCGAATCGTCGCTTCCAAGCGTGTAGCCGTTCTGCCCGAATGCGGTGACCGTGCTGCTGTAAGTCGGCGACCAGAACCCAAAATCTTCGCTGGTGGATATGTTCTGATTCGCACCTCTGACGGTATCGACTAAAACGTGCTGTGAGCCTGTTCTGCGTTTTGTCCAAACCAGGCCGCCAGACACCTCTAGGTTGACACCGTTTTGAATTGATCGCGACGCAGACGTGCCGCTGTATACCCATGAGGAAAATACATCCTCCGGGAATAGGACCTGCACTGAAGAACTGACAGCTGTCTTGTTGCTCATCAGTAGTTCTGCCCAACGGTGGCCGCGTACCAGGTGGTGCCGGCGTTGTAGGTAGTCAGCGTGAAGATGTCGGCCTTGCCGTTGGTGCTGGTCAGCAGTGGCGAGACCCCTGCTGGCCACTTGACGGAGGCCGGCCAGGTCACCGTTCTGGAGGTGCCATCCGCGGTGAGTTGCAGCAGCATGGTGTAGCTGTAGCCAGCCACTGGTGGGTTGGTGATCGACAGCGTGGTGACGTTGGCGTTAAGCGTGACGTTGAACACCGAGCCAGCGGAGCAGTCCAGCGTCAAGGTGCCCGCGCTGATGGCGGGGGAGGTCATCGTCTCTCGCACAGACCGTGCAAACAGCGCCTGCGGCACAAAGAGGTCGGACAGCACGGAGGCCATTCCGGTGACCCTGATGGACCAGGTGCTGAGCGTGCCGCTCCCCCCAGTGGCGGTGACGTTCACCACCAGCGCGCCAGTGGACGCGTTGTAGGTTGTCACCGTGCCGTCCATGAAGTTCACGTTGACGTTGGCGCCGGTTTGGCCAATGCGCACGGGCATGCCGCTCACATAGGCCCGGCCCGACTCCACCGTCAGGCTCTTGCTGCCTGTGCCGATGGTCAGGCTGGTGGTGGACGTCGACGTGATGGCGGTGGCGGTGGCGATGGCGTCGAGCGCCGAGCTGTTGGCCTCTACTGCGTTGAGGTAAGTCGCCGCACCGGCGTCATTTATCTGTGCACCAAAGGCGGCCAAGGCGCCCAGAAACGCGTCTGCGCGGATTGCGAAATTGGCAGGATCTGCGCGGCTGGGTGCCGTTGGCAGGCTGGCGACGGTGTTGGGTGTTGTTGGCATGACTGTGGGGCTTGATGGCTGTGCGTTAGGTGAGGCCTTCTATCTCCAAGCTGCAGTAGCTCTTGAGCTGGTATGCGATGTCGATGTTGAAATCGCGGAAGAAGCCGTAGACGGTGAGCGGGCGGAAGAGTTGATCGGTGGGCACGCCAACCCATACGCTGGGCCGAGCGCGCACGCGGGCCAGCACCTGCTGCACGCGGGCCACTTGCACGGTGTCCAGCATCAGGCGCAGGTTCATGCGCTTGCTGAAGGCGCGCTCGACAAAGGTAGTAGTGCCAAACTCGTCGGTTTCCTTCCGGCTGTAGTCCACGATGCCGAGGCTGGCGCCGTATTCGGCGTCGCCTAGGTCGTACTGATTGCCGAAGACCAGTTGCCCGATTGCCACGGTGCCTGAGCCCGACACGCTGACGGTCAAGCGGGCACTGGCGTAGGGTGGCAGATCTGTGAGCACCACTTCCTCCACCTGCATGTAGGGCTCAAAGAAGTATTGGTACCAGTCGAAGATGAACGTACCGTCCAGGTTGACGGTGCGGCTGTAGACGGTGGGCCCGGCCGCGCCGTCTGTCACAGTGATGGTGGCCTGCGTGCCCACCAGGCCGAACAGGGCCATGGCGTTGGCCAGGCCGGTGGCCAGCACCACCGTCAGCGGTGAGGTGGCTGTGGTGACCGTGCTCACTTGGTCATCGAACATCGCGTGCGTGTTGTCCGGCCCGATGAGCACCCAGAACGTGAGGCTGGTGTCGGGCTGGTTGCCGGTGTTGCTGTTGACCAGGCTCTGATAGATGTGCGTGCCGTAGTCGACAAAGGCGTCTTTGGCGTAGGTGGTGCCCACGGCCCAGGCGCTGTACGCCTCAGTGGCGTTGCTGCTCACCAGGTGCGTGGCGGCAACGAAGGGCGTGGGGGCGATGAGCTTCATGTGGCGGCCACCGTTTGCAGACTGGTGCCATCAGGTGTGACGCGGTCCAGGATGCGCGCGGTCTTGTTGGTGGCCACGGCGGTGGAGCGGGCTTCGGCGCGCAAATCGGCAAGCTCGGCGCGCAGGGCACGCACCTCAGAAATCAGCGACTTATCCTGCATTGCACTGCCGTTGGCCGGGTTGTATGCCGCAGGCACCACGGCTTCGCCTTTATGCAACATGGCCAGCATGTTCTGCGGCACCATATTTGTGCCAGTGGCTAGTGCAGGCACTGGAAGGCCGAGGGTTTGCAGCGTCTCGGTTAAGCTGCTGGCCAGCCAGGCGCGCATGCGCGTGACTTCAGCAGCGTTTCTGGCACTCAGCGTGGTGGCTGCCTCGAGCGCGGCGCTGAGTTGTGGGAGCTTGCTCAGCGCGTCCGCGCTGCCACTCCGGGCTTGCGCCGTGCTGATGGAAAACATTGCCGCCAGTTGGGCGGGATTGGACGATGCGCCTGATGTGACCCCCCGCAGGCGCTCGATCTCATCTGCGGCCGTTTTCCCGGCACTGGCCATGGCGTCGGCATATTGCTGCTGTGCACGGGCTGCCTCGACAGCGGCGGCCTGGCTGTCCTGCAGCGCCGTGATCTGGTCGTACAAGGCGCGGTTGGATTCGTCCAGCGCAGCGCGCTCCAGGGCGCGGATGGCGACAGTATCGCCCTGCAGTTGCAAAAGCTGGCGCTCCAGGCCAGCGCGCTCTTGCGCGATGCGCTCGCGCCCAGCGGCCAGGGCGCGCTCGGATTCAGCGGCGGCGGCGGCGGCGGCCTGGCTGTCTTGCAGGGCCTGGATCTGGTCGTACAGGGCACGGTTGCTGGCGGCCAGCGCAGCGCGCTCCAGTGCGCGAATGGCGACGGTATCTCCCTGCAGTTGCAGGAGCTGGCGCTCCAGGCCAGCGCTTTCCTGCTCGATACGCTCACGCTCAGCCGCAAGCGTGCGCTCGGATTCAGCGGCTGCGGTGGCGGCGGCCTGGCTGTCTTGCAGGGCCTGGATCTGGTCGTACAGGGCACGGTTGCTGGCGGCCAGACCAGCGCGCTCCAGGGCGCGGATAGCGACGGTATCTCCCTGCAGTTGCAGGAGCTGGCGCTCCAGGCCAGCGCGCTCTTGCGCGATGCGCTCGCGCTCAGCGGCCAGGGCGCGCTCGGATTCAGCGGCGGCGGCGGCGGCGGCCTGGCTGTCTTGCAGGGCCTGGATCTTGTCGTACAGGGCACGGTTGCTGGCGGCCAGCGCAGCGCGCTCCAGTGCGCGAATGGCGACGGTATCTCCCTGCAGTTGCAGGAGCTGGCGCTCCAGGCCAGCGCGCTCTTGCGCGATGCGCTCGCGCTCAGCGGCCAGGGCGCGCTCGGATTCAGCGGCTGCGGTGGTGGCAGCCTGGCTGTCTTGCAGGGCCTGGATCTGGTCGTACAGGGCGCGGTTGCTTTCGTCCAGCGCAGCGCGGTCAAGCGCGCGCAGGGCGGTGGTGTTGCCCTGGAGCTGCAGGAGTTGGCGGCTCAGGCCGCTGCGCTCTTGCGCCACGCGCTCGCGCTCGCTGGCCAGCGTGGCTTCGGCCTGGGCCGCGGCCTCGGCGGCGGTCTTGCTGTCTTGCAAGGCGGTGATCTGGTCGTACAGGGCGCGGTTGGAGGCGTCCAGCGCGGCGCGGTCCAGGGCGCGCAGGGCGCTGGTGTCGCCCTGGAGCTGCAGCAGTTGACGCTCCAGGCCGGCGCGCTCTTGGGCGATGCGCTGGCGCTCGGCGGCCAGGGCGCGCTCGGACTCGGCGGCGGCTTGGGCGGCGGCCTGGGTGTTCTGCAGGGCCTGGATCTGGTCGAACAGCGCCCGGTTGGATTCGTCCAGCGCAGCACGGTCCAGCGCCCGCAGGGCGGCGGTGTCGCCTTGCAGTTGGAGAAGCTGGCGCTCCAGGCCCAGGCGCTCTTGGCCGATGCGCTGGGTTTCAGCGGCGGCGGCGCGGGCGGCCTCTTCGGCTTCGGCGGCGGCCGTGCGCGTGGCTTCGGCGGCGGCGGCTTCGGCAGCCTGGCTGTCTTGCAGGGCGGTGATGCGGTCGAACAGCGCCCGGTTGGATTCGTCCAGCTCGGCGCGGTCCAGCGCCCGCAGGGCCGCAGTGTCGTCTTGCAGCTGCAGCAGTTGCCGCTCCAGGCCCTGGCGCTCGCGCAGGATGTCGGCGGCGCTGCGCAGGGCTTCGGTGGCTTGGTCGCTGGCGTCGGCCAGGTCTTCCACCACCGGGGTGATGCCGGCGAAGGTGCCGCTGAGCTGCACCAGCACGGCGAAATTCTTGCGCCCGGCTTCGGTGGTGAGGTCTTGCGCCTCCACCAGTTGGCGGTAAGCATCGCGCGTGGTGGGCAGGGCCAGGCCTAGGCCGCCCAGGGCTTCGGTGAGCTGGGCGGTGGTCTTGGCGGTGCGCTCGGCCTCGGTAAAGAACTCGGCGTAGTAGGCGGCGCTGGCCTGGGTGAAGTTCTCCAAGCCGCCGAAGGCGTCGGCCAGTTGGCTGGCCAGGTCGGCGCCGGCCAGGCTGGTGGCGTAGAGGTTCAGGCCCAGCAGTTCGAGCGCGGGGTTGATGGTGCTCAGGCTGCCGGCCAGGCGCGTGAGTGTCTGGACGTTGGTTTCGCCGGCACGGGCGTAGCTGGTGCCGGTGGCCTCGATGGTGCGGGTGACTTCGCTGACCTGGTCGATGAATCCCCTGAACGTGCTGCCCGATTCGGTTTGCTCCCAGTCTTCGATGCGCGTGGTGAGGGTTTCCGTGACGGTGCGGCTGGCGCCCAGCACGAAGGCGGCCAGGTCTTCGTTCGCGGCGGCCAGCGCTTCTTCCACCTTCTTGGCGGCCTGCTCGGGCGTGAGGCCATCGAGCTTGATGCCGCGCGTGCCGATGTCGTTTTGCGTGATGTCGGTGCCCAGCACCGTGGTGAAGCTCTTGACGGCGGTGCTGCTCAGGCCCAGGGCTTCGGCCATGCTGGCGGCGTTGGTGCGCAGGGCCTCGAAGGCGCTCTGGATGGCGGCGCTTTCGGTGCTGGTCTGGCGGTTGACCATGCTGTATTCGGGGCCGCTGAAGAGCGTGCCGCCGCGGCGCTGCAGGTCATAGCTCTGGATGTCGCCCATGCCCAGGGTGCCGGTGAGGCCACCGCCGACGATGCTGCGGCTGCGGAAGACGCCCAGCGCGTTGGCCACGGCCAGGGCGGCAGCCACGTAGGGCACCGCGGCGGCCACCGAGGCGCCCGCGCCCATGGCGCCGCCCGCGCCTGCCGTGGTGGGGCCCATCAGGCCCGGGGCCAGGGTGGCGCCTTTCATGCCGGCCGAGAAGGCCGTCAGCGCGCTGCTGCCGAACATGGTGCCGGCTGTGCCGATGACGTTGGCGATGCTGCCGGTGACGCTGCCGGTGATGGCGCTGCCCAGGCTGGCCAGGCTGTTGATGCTGCCCAGCGTGCTGAGCGCGCCGCCTCCACCGCCGCCGAAGCTGCCGACGATCGGGTTCACCACGGCCTGGATGATCGGCCGCAGCACCATGCTGCGGAACAGGCCCTTGATGTATTCCCAGGCGCTCTTGCCGCCTTGCATCAGGGCGTCCGTCAGGCTTTGGCCGATCTGGTCGGCGGTGCGGCGCCACTCTTGCTCGATGGTCTTGGTCTGCTCGATGCTGGCGCGCACGGTTTCGCGGTTGACGATGGCGGCGCGGATGTTCTTGGCGTATTCCTCATACTCGTAGCTGCCGGCCTTGATGCCGCGGGCCTCAGCCGCCAGCAGGGCGATGGCGACCTCGCGCTCGACCTTGCTCATCTGCAGCGCTTCGGTTTCGCGGTTTATGGCGTCGATGATGGATTGCGAGTTCTTCAGGCGCTCGGTGTCGATGATTTCCTGTGCGTCCTGGTCTTTGAAGGCGCTGCGGCGGGCCATGATCTCGCGGTCAGTGGCTTCCACGGTGGCCGTGGCCAGGGCCTTGCGGGCGTTGATGCGGTCGCGGATGGCTTGCGCCTGGGCCTTGAGGGAATCGAACTCCTTGGCGTCCAGGTTGCGGTCCAGCGCGCGGATGGCCTGGGTTTCGAGGATGACGGCTTGCTCTTCCTCGCGCGCGTCGATGATGTCTTGGAAGGCCTGCTTGCCTAGCACCACCTGCGCCACCTGGTCAGCCAGCGCCTGGGTTTCCTTGGCGATCTTGTCGGTGCCGGCGCTAAGGGTTTCCAGGTACCTCTCGCGCTGCTTGATGGCTTCGGCGGTGGCTTTGGCTTCGGCGCTCATGCCTTCGCTGCCGCCCTTGCCCGCATATGACGCGCGGATGGCGGCAATGCGGCGCTCTACCTCGGCCTGGGCGATCTTGCCTTCCAGGCCCAGGCGCTGGGCTTCAGTGATTTCCTTCTGCATCTTCTGCTGGTCACTGAGGTACTGGCTGCCCTTTTTGTCCCACTCAGCGCGGGCCTGCACCACGGCGGCGCGCTCGCCTTCGAGCGTGATGCTGCGGGCTTGAAGGCGCAGTTGTTCTTGCAGAAAGGCTTCTTGCAGGCGCAAGGCGTCAATGGCGGGCTGGTAGGCACTGCGGTTGTCGCTGCGGGCCGAGCCCTGCGCAGACATTCGCCGGCCGAGCTCGCTGCGCACGTTTTCAAGCTGCTGCTCCAGGCTGTCTTGGCGGCCGATGCCGAGCATGGCGTCCCAAGCGCCTTTGGCTGCATCGCCCACAAAGCGCCAGCTTTTCTCAAGAATGCCCAAGCGGCCTTCCAGCGTCTTGGTGCTTTCCTGCGTCTTGGCCAGGGCGGCGTTGGTGGCCACCGCGGTGGCCTCAGCGGTGCGGCCCTGGGATTCCAGGGCCTTGATCTGCTCGTAGACCGAGAGGGTCAGAAAGCGGGTCTGCTCGTTGAGCTTCAGCGCGGCGGTCAGCGGTTTGTCGCCCAGTGCGGCAAAGCGCTTGGCGGTTTCTTCCGCGGCGGGGCCGCCGGCGCGCTCCAGTTCAATGGCGGCCAGCGTGACGCTTTCCAGCGCGCTGGCAGCAATGTTGCCATTGGCTGCCAGCCCGGCCAGCACTTCGGCAGCCCGGCCCTGCGTGCCGGCCACTTTGCCAATGCGCTCAGCCATCTGATCCAGCGCCCCAGCCGTGGTGCCTGCCGCGTTGCCGCTGAGCGTGAGCGCCTTGACGTAGGCGTCCATCTCGCGGGCGCCCATGAAAGCGGCGGCGCCCACTGCGGCGAATGCAGTGCCGGCCACCGTGAGCGGGTTGATGAGCGTGCGCAGGTAGCCGGTAACGCCCTGGATGGCCCGGCCGATGCCGCCGTAGGAATCCTTGATCTGGCCGCCCTGCTGGATGAAGACCATCCACGCCGGCATGCCGCTGGCCAGGCTGGTGACCACATCGGTCATCTGCACGGCAAGCTGGCGGTTGGCTTGGCGCAGCAGGTTGGCTTCCACGCGGGCATCGCGGGTCTGCTGGGTGTACTGCGCCATGGCCTGGCCCACGGTGCCGATGCCGGCCGTGCTGTTGCCAAGCTGCTGGAAGGCATCGGCCACGCGCACGGTCTGCGCGTCTACCCCGCCCATGGCCTGCTCGACCTTGGCAAGCTGAGACTGAACGGCCTCAGCGCCCGTGAGGCCGATCTTGATGCCGATTTCGCTGGTGGCCATGCCGTTACCTCAGCGGGCTGACGCGCGCAGCGGGGGGCTGGGCGGCTTGCTGTTCGTCGCGCTCGCGCTCGCGCTGTTCGGCCCACACTTCCAGCGTGGCGCGTTCTGCGGCCTGGATGCCGCGCCAGATGTCGGGGCGGGCTTCGCGCTCGATGTCGGGCTGCTCGTCCAGGTGGGCGCGCACGCCGGCGTAGTCCAGCCCCGTGGCGCCTGCCATGCCGGTGCGCCACTGGGTCTGCACGCCCTGCCAGCACGCCCAGGCTTGCACGTTGTCAGGCCAGAGGTAGGCGCTGCGCTCGGGCGGGGCTTCGGGCTCCAGCGTGCCCAGGCCTGCCAGGGCTTGAGCCCAGGCGCTGCCGGGTGGGGGTGCGCTGGATGTTGCATCGCGGCTGTGGTGTTCGGCCAGTTCCCGGGCGAGCGCGGCTAGTTTTTTTCCTTCGCGCCCACCTCGGCCAGGTAGGTGCGGAAGGCGACGAGGCTGACGCCAGGGATCTTGCAGAGCTGGCGCCAGGCGGCCTCTGTGAACTGCATCGGTTGGTCTTCTGCGTCACGCACGCCGACCCAGTCTTCGATGACTTCCAGCATGAAATCGGCCACGCTGGTTTCGCTGTTGTCGGCCAGCTTGGTCTTGATCTGGTCTGCGTCCAGGCGGCGGCAGGTGAGGGAGAAGTCGAACGGCTGGTCTGTGCCGGCCTCGTCTTTGATGGTGCCGCGCACCTTGAACTTGACGAGGTTGGAGACGACGATCTTGATGCCCATGTGAGTGCCCGATGTGTGGTGCCCGAGGTTTGAAGGGAGCGCGGCGTGGCACGTTCGGGGCCGACGTGCCGACCGGTGCGGGATACGCACCGGCCTGCCGCGCTGAAAGGTTCAGGCGGGGCCGCGGCGGGCCCCTGCGTCATCAGCTGTAGCTGATGGCCCGGCCCAGCACCGTGATAGCGGCGTTGACCTGGTTAGCCTGGTTGCGGGCCAGCGTCGGCGCTTCAGCCACGCTCATGTAGCCGTGGCCGTACATCGTGCCGCCGCCGCCCAGCACCAGCTTGAAGCTGACCTTGCTCAGCGTGCGGCTGATGTCCAGCATGGTCTGGTACGTGGCGTTGGAAGGGTCATGGCCCAGGGTCAGCGTCATGCTCAGGGCGTTGAAGCCGGTGGGCACGTTGATGTCGTTGCGCTTGGCCAGGGGCGACACCGTGGTGAAGCGCGCATCGCCACCGCTGGTGGAGATGTTCAGCACCTGCGGCACCGCCGACCAGGCAGACAGCTTCTGCGTGGTGCCCGTGCCGCTGCCGGCCGGGAAGAAGCTGGTGTTGCTGGCGTTGAGGCCTTGCAGGCTGAACGAGTTGGCGTCAACGACGGTGACCTTGTATACCGAATCCGTCGCGTCTTCCCAGCCAGAGACGAAGAGCACTTCGTCGCCGGTGACGTAGCCGTGCGCGGTGCTGGTCAGCACGGCCGGGTTGGCGTTGGTGGCAGCAGAGATGGTCTTGGCCGAGGCCAGGGTGGTCGAGAACTGGATGCTCGAACCTTCGGGGAAGTAGTAAGCCATGATGGCGTCCTTTCAGTAGATCAGGGGGTGAGCGAGTGGGTGACGGGTTCAGAACGTGGCGGCGGCCACGCGCTGGCGGGCGGTGAAAACGAAGGTGGCGCAGACGGTGTTTTCACCATCGGCGTCGAAGTCATAGGACAAGCTCTGCGGCTGCAGGGCGATGACGGCGCCGCCCAGCGTGGGGTCGGCCATGAGCTTGGCGTAGACGGTGGACACCAGGGCGTCCACAGCCACGTCAGGCGCCTGGCCGGCAGTGGCGCGGGCGTAGCACTCCACGCCGATGCGCGTATCC